AATTAGCAGGGCTGAGCGACGTCAGAAATGTCTTGCCGATTTCTCCTAGTTGCATACCAATGCCTTTTAAAACATTACCTTCTCCAAGTGCTTCTGCTTTGGCATAAAAACTATTTTCCCACGCTCGGGAACTAAGCATTACCTGACCTAAAACACCGTCAGCCTGCTCGCGTACCTCTTTAAGGGCTACAACTTGGGCCTCATATGCCCTTTGTTGGTTTTGTGCTTCTAAGAAGAGTTCCTTGGCGATTTCAACCTGCCGGTTCTGGATATCGACGCGCGCGAGCATCTTGGTGGCGGCCTCGTCGTGCGCACCGACAATCTTCACCACCTCATCATATTCTTTTTTTGCTTGGGCGGCGGCTTGCAGTTGTGTTTGCAGTCCGGATTCTAAGTTAGTAGTAAGATCATTCTGCGCCGATAACTTTACTTGTAAAGTTTTAAGTGATTCAAAATCATATTTATTTTGATCCCGCTTAAGTTCCGCGATGTTCTCATGTATTTTTCTTGAGGCCTCCTCGTCTGCAAGACGGGCTCGCGATTTCGTAGACTGCTCTTCCAGTTCGTCACCCTCTACAGGTGCACCGGCCGGCTCGGGCGAACGCGAAGGACGCGTCGACTCGCCACCTAGGCCTTTACCAGATTTTACAAGGGCGATTAAATCTTTAAGTAACTTATTTGTTTGGTCTCGTTCGCCCATTCAAAATAATTCCTATTTTAGAGGCCACGTTAAGCCAGTTACGCGTTCGAAATTTTTGACTGCATTTTGCAAAAGATATCTATTCTTAAAGGTTCTTGGATCATCTAAGCCATATCTTGTGTATGCATCCATGTATCTTTTTTCTTTTGAGAGGGTATTGCCAAAAGATCTTATTTGTGTGGGGGAGCCCTTTAAGACAGCATTAATGGGAGCATTTTTAAACATGCGACCTAACATCCACTTAATTTGAGCGCCCATTAACATTAGTTCACTCTCATTTAAGCTTTTAGTTAAATCAATAACAATTGGTTGTAGTTCACCATCATTAATAATCTCTGACATCTTTAACGTTCCTCCAATTCTTTAATAATTAGTAAAATAAAACAAAAAAGGCCGGCCCCAATGGCCGACCCCAAATCTACTTTAAGATTTTGATTTCCTCTTTGCTTCCTCTATTGCCTTATTTTCTTGTTCAATCTGTTTTTGAAGTCGCTCCATAAACCACTTACGAAGGCCAACCGGAAGGCTATATGCTTCTGTAAAGCTCCACCCTCCATGATATTTCAATAAAAAGAATTGTTCGTATATATTCTCTATGTATTTATCATTTAGGCCAAAAAAACTCCGCAGTAAAGGGCACCTCCATATCTGTAGATTCCCCACACGATGGGCACCAAAATTCTTGTTTCATATCAATATTTGGTGTAATCTTAGCATAAACCTTTCGTAACTGTCTAGAATCCGTCGCCGGCATATTATTAATAAAATTATTAATATGATATTTATTTGTTTCTCCGTTAAGTGAAACAATAGATCTACGCAGCTGTTCAGTCAAAATACTATCACCACCTTGGCCACGACTTTTTTTCTTACTGGCTTCAGCAAATCTAGCCAAATGTAATTCATCCTGACCAACAAGCAATCTAACTTCTGCAATTACTTCTGTTTTCGGCAAAAGTACAGCAAAATTACCATTAGGCAGCGCCTTAAAGCCTTCGGCCTCTGGGTTTTCAATATCATTAGGGCTCATCATTTTATGAGTTCTCAAATCAAACTCAAAATCACTTATTGATGTACACGCAGGACAAGTTATTTTAGCTCTGTAGTCGGGACCATATGCTAACATTCGGCTGAAAACCAAAATGGTGTTTTTATCACCAATTAACAATTCACTAACTTTAACTCTCTTATCAACAATAACATTTTGTAAAAGTCTGTCGATTGCTATACCCTTTTTAAGAAGAGTCCTTGAAGTAAGAATCTCTTCATCACGAGCAGTCATGTGCCTAATCTCTATAGTCTCTTGATTATGAAGAGGATGACCTTCTGGATAAAATTTACCCGCCGAAGGCAACTCTATATGATCTGTTGGTACAACAAAATTTAAACCGCCTGTACTCCGTGCGGTATTAGTCTCCGGAATGGGTGGTGGCGTTGCTGCGGCTGCAGTAACGGCTGGGGCGTCATCTGACGGACGAGCCCCGACCCGGTCCTGATTATTTCTATTACTCATCTAAACCTCATTAGTTTTTCTTTTAATTTAGCCCTAGGAACCGCTCGGAGTGTTGCCCTGGACGCTGTTCAAACCACTCGGGAAGCCTTGTAGTTGAATTCCAACGTTGTTGGGGCTATTATCCGCGTTTAAGGCTGCGAAGTCATAACGGAAAGTCAAGGTGACTTCAGTTAAGTCGTTATTGGTGTAGTCTAGATCACCAAATTTTACTTCTTTAATCCATGCGTTGTACAATACCCATTCCTCTACAACCTCGGTACCGGTAGCCAAAGGCCGCGGCGCGACAGGGTCGACCTCCGAGTCACCAGAACCAGCAAACTGGTCACCAATCATCTGGATTCGAATCATACCCAAAGAGTTAACGGCTGCAGCTTTGGAGATCGTGCGAGTGTCGGTCTGTGAAAGCGGAAGTGTATATCCAGCTTGACGGATAATTGCCCACACACTCTGTGTCGTATCTGGGGCGCCGGGGTCGACTAAAGTACACTCAACCGTATTCCATTCAACTCTACCAGGATACCAAAATTTATGATTGATGTAAGTATGCTCAGTTTCACTGATTGCAAAACTAGGTTTAGTTACCTTTTTAGCGATCCAGGGCTCAAAGCCTCCTACATAAACAAGAAACCTATAATTTCTTTTCGGTTCGGGCGTGCCTAAAACTGATTCTGACCAAAATGCCATTTACTTAATCTCCTTTATGAATAATACCACGGTGGGTCTCTAATGTTAAATAGTGGGGCAATTTAAATTACCCCTTTTTTACTTTTTATCAATCGTCAAATGCTGCGCCCTGATTCGTGATATTAAAGTCAATCGCAATGAATTCAATAGCTTTGGTGGGCTTGAGGAAAATCTTTGCATATAAAATATTTCTATCAACCAAATCAGGTGTAGTCGTTGATTCATCAAGGATGATCTTATAATCTTCCAAGCCAAAATTTGTCTTAACGCCTCTTAAGAAGGGTTCAACTTGACCAGTAAATCGGTTCCAAGTTACTTTAGTATTTTGATCAAATAAAATACCATTAGCAATTCTAGAAACCTCTTTTTTAAGGAAAAGAAGAAGTCTTCTTACATTAATTCTATCAAGCGCAGATGGGTTCGCCTGGAGCGTCTTCTGGCCGAAAACTACCAACCCCTCAGCGGGGAAAGAAGCAATCGGGTTGATAGACACGTCATAGAGATCATCGCGTTCTTTCTTAGAAAGTTTGTAAGTAACGTCAACCACTGGAATACCAGCAGCCCCCTGGCTAATACCGCCTCTATTAAATCCAGCCGGCGCGAACCACAACTTTGATTTGTTTTGTGAACTACCCATTACCCCCAAAGCTACAACAGACGGAGGTACAAAGACCAGCTGATTATTAATATTGTCAAGCATTTGTACGAACGGGAAGTACGCACAGCCATAACTTGAATCCATCACTCGGGCCCTCAACTTCTGGACCGCGTTGTCGACATCAGGAACTCTGTTTGCAAAAGTAGCCGTGTTTTCTGCCGCAGGAATGAAATCATCCTCAATATCAATAATTGCTAAGCAGTCAGCTCTATCTTCAGCCACATCAACTAGGTGTTGAGTTAGAGTTGCATTAGTCAAGCCAGGGACCAACACTATATTACCCTCAACAACTTCTGAATCTGAAACTATATCGATAGCCTGTCTTATACTGTTATAAGCATAGCTGGTTTGTGGAGTTGTAGAAGTGGCGAGATACGTGTTTCTGAATGGATCTGCTTCCGTAATATCTAAGCCATCAGTACCACCGAACAGAGGAGCAACAAATTTGTCGGCTCCGTATAAAATTGTCGCTTCCCAACCTGTCTTGGTAAGACTACCCTTGGTAAATCCGGCAACAGCTGCACTAATCGAGTGGCCACGGTCTCGTGAGCCAGAATTGTGCGCATGACGAGTTTCGCCTGAATTGGTTGATCCACTAACAATATCGTCTAGTGTGAAGACAACTGGAATCTCCATCGTACCAGTAAGGTTTTGGTATGTTGAGAAAGTTTGGCTTTGTAAAGTACGGTCGGGGATACCCATAACAACGTCTCTTACACTAGGATCAAAAACTGTGCTCCCGGCGGCTCTTGTAGTAACAAAACCATGATACGCCATTCTCTCACTAGGCAACCCATCATCTGATGAAGAAACTCTCAACGGAATCGTCGGCCAGACGAAAGAACCAGTAAAGCGCGCTTCGGCGGATGTCCTCGACGAGGCGACCGCGTCGTTGCCAGCTATAGCCGGGTAACCAATATTATCGGTCTCTTTTGGTATCCATGAATCTTCCATGATGGAGCCCGTCGCCGCGAGCGAAGTATCTATATCAAAGAGCGAGGCGTCGTTTCCTAAGACCGAAAAACCTTTCGGGCGGGGTGGCCCGAAGAAACCGAACGGAACCATCGATGGATCGTCTGGGCCC